ACAAACTCTGATACCTAAGGATCCAACTAAGCCAGGAATGATTACAAAAGATCCTACCAGTAACAAGTTCATAGTAAATACGCAACAATCTGGAGAAGTTGACCAAACCATTAAACCAGGCGAACAAGTAGAAGTTGCAGCAATGGAAAAAGCAGTATCACGAAAACAACAGCAGGCAGCAGGTATTGCTCATGCAGCTCAAAAAGGAGAAATTCCTGCAAGTAAACTCCGTGGTGCAAGTAAAGAAATGGCTAAAATGAAAAAAAGCGATTTAACAGATTTTGCTAGCACCAAGCATAAAGGTTTACCGGATCGTGTTGCATGAAAGTGAATGAATTATTAGGAGATTTTGGTATCTATACTAGTAGTGAAGAACAAACACTGTTAGATAAATTAGATACAAAACCAAAACGCTATAAAGATCTAGAAGAGCATGATCAATTTATAGCGGATTCTTTAATACGTAAAAGTTTAGTTACAAAAATTAACAATCAGTCAGATGTTTATATAAGGAAAAATGAACAAAAATAAAATTTTAGAACAATTAGAACTTTTATTCCAAAATGAAATCCTTACGTCTATTCCACAAGTAAAAGATAATCAAATTCAAATTAAAGACTGGATTATAAATTATAAAAATAATTTATATTATATTACCAAAAATAATAAATGTATTGCAACTACCTACACAAAAGCCGCTGCCCTAGCTATAGTAAAAGCAAAATTAAAGAATGATAAGAATGAAAAGTATATACTTGAATTGGATAAGACAATTGAAAAAAATCAAAATGATTGTACTTTTTATAAACATACAATAGCAACCGTAAAAAATAAAAATAAAAGATTTTCTACGATGACAAGGCTAGAAATTGCTGATCAAATATTACAAAGTTCAAAAAAAGAATTACATGGATTGATATTGCATTAGATGATAAATAAATGTAAAGTTTAATTAGGATTATTCATATGAAGTTACGAGAAATTTCTAAACCAACCACAGTTAAGTCACTTAACGAAAATCTAGCCAGAATGTTCAACACTACTATTGACGTTGACACGTTTACCCTTGAACAACTACAAGATGCTAGGAATAAATTACGAACAACATTAAGCCAAATTGAGACCAATGAAAGCTTTGATGCACCTTCTAATAATGCTTCTTATCAAAAAAATAAAATGTTTTTAGATGTTTTAAATCAAGCTATTGCAGAGAGAAATATACAAGAAGCAAAAAAAGTAGATCAAGATGGCGATGGCGAAAATGATTTTGATGATGTTAGGATAGCTAGAATGGTAGCCTCTGGCATGAGCAAACCTGAAGCTATTGCAAAAGTCAAAGGTAAAAAGAAAGCGGATGAATCTATTGTTAGAGAAGGTGAAGAAGACAAAGCAGAACTAGTAATGGCAGCAAAAGACATGGTTGATCGCATTACAGCATGGATGGAAGATACTGCAGAAATGCAAACAGAATCTATGCTAGAACTAGGTGACGCTATCCGTGATGAAATGGGTCAAGAACAATCTCAATCATTTATCGATTCTGTAAAACCAGCACTTGAGGCACTATATCAATCACTTGAAAGCACAAGAAGCACACTAACACAAGGTGTAACCATGTTAACAGGCGAAGAAATGCCTGCTCTAATGGGTGCAGAACCAGGAATGGAAGAACCAGGAATGGAAGAACCAGGAATGGAGCCTACTGTCGATGCCGAAGCAGAGATGGGCGACGAGTTTGCTGCAGCCGAACCAGCCGCAGGCGGAATGGAAGAAACAGGCAGAGAACAAAGAGAATCAATCCGCAGGGAATTCCGAAAAGCTAGAATTATTGAAAGACAAAATTTATCAAGATCTCTAGGCCAAATCCTTAGCTCAAAAAAAAACTAAGTATTACTGAAGACTTGGACCATTCTAAAAAGTTAGTCCAAGTCCTTCGCACAGTAATAGCAACAGCCGATAAGGATAATGTTGCATTATTCTTACACTTTAATACCCCTCCAAAAAAAGAAGATATGAAACAAGATGCAATGAATCTTGACCTTAATAAACTCATGCAAAATGTCGAAGGAGAACAGTTTGATTATGGTAGTTTTAAGGCTGCATATGATACTGATCCTAGAATCAAAACTATGGTAAACAATTTTAATCAAACAGGAATTGAACCTAAAACAGCAAGTACGATATCAGATCAACCTGAACAAGGAGATGCTGGAGGAGACGAAGTTGCACAAATGGCAAAATCAGCAACAGATTTAGGAGACCAGTTGACATAAACTTAAATTAACGTTATAATTAAAAATTAAAAGGTTTTATGACTGAAAGAACAAACGAAGAAATAGTTACTGCAATTAAAGAAGCATTAGAAGATTATGTACAACCAGCAGTGGCAGAACATGGCGGACATATAGACTTTGTAAGCTTTGATAACGGCACTGTTGAATTAATGCTTAGTGGAGCATGCAGTGGTTGTGCAGGCAGCATGTATACTTTGAAGCAGGGTGTAGAAGGTATGTTAATGCATTTTGTACCCGAAGTTACTAATATTATTGCTCAAGATGATCCAAACAGCTCTGTTGATCCTTTCTATCAACACGATCCATTTATGTATCAAGATTATTATTTTAATGAAGAGGATGAATGACTCTTCTTGTTAAGAAATTCAATTATGCTTCTATATCTAGAAAACAAGTTAATGGTAAAAGATTATACCTTACGCCAGACGGTAATGCTGTAGCTAGTGTGACTACAATATTAAATAAGACGAAAGATAATACGCATCTTTTCGAATGGAAAAAAAGGGTAGGCGAACAGAAAGCTCAAGAGATAACAACAGAAGCAGCCGGTGTAGGCACAAGGATGCACAAATATTTAGAAGATTATATAGAAACAGGATTCTGGCCAGAGGCTGGTAGTAACCCTTACGCATCTCAAGCAAATAAGATGGCTCAAATTATTAGAGAAAATGCATTTTCCTACATAGATGAAATTATAGGGTCAGAAATTAATTTATGGATGCCTAATCTATATGCAGGAACAACAGATTTAGTTTGTACTTATAAAAGTAATCTTTGTATTTGTGATTTTAAACAAACTAACAAACCTAAAAAAGAAGAATGGGTAGATGATTATTATCTACAACTTGTTGCATATATAGAAGCTCATAATGAACTATACAAAACTTCAATAAACGAAGGACATATCTTTATGTGTAGTCGTGATTTACAATATCAGCAGTTTGACTTATTACCTAAAGACTATTCCTATTGGAAAAATGAATGGTATAATCGATTATATGCCTATTATGAATCTACTATAAGCTGATAAATATTAGTTATAAACAAGGAGAGGTAAGTGGCAATAGTTCAAATCAGTAGGATACAAATTAGAAGAGGCCAAAAAAATCAAAATGAAGGATTACCACAACTTGCAAGTGGAGAGCTTGCTTGGGCAATTGATAGTCAAGAATTATTTATAGGCAATGGTAGTTTAAGTGAAGGCGCTCCGTTTGTAGGTAATACAAAAGTTTTAACACAATCCGATGATTTATTTGAGCTTGCAGCAACTTACATTTACAAAAAAGGATCAACACAAACAGGTGAAGCGGCATCTAGTCCTGTTGCAAGAACGCTACAAGATAGATTAGATGATATGGTTAGCATCCGTGCTTTTGGTGCAACCGGAGATTTTGATCAAGATGCTACCCCAATAATTCAAAGAGCTATTGACCAACTTTATCTTACAGCAGCAGGAAGTGTAGAAGCTGGAAGGATAACAATAAATTTTGAACCTGGACATTACAAAATTCATAATACTGTTTTTATTCCTCCGTTTACTACACTTGTAGGAGCAGGTCCTGAAAAGACGGTTATAGAATTAGTCGATCCTGCAGACACAGATATTCCAATATTTAAAACTGTAAACGGCTTGAGCGAAATTAATCAGCCATCTCCTGACAGTGCAACTGATTATGGAAATGCACCGAGAGAAATTTTAATCAAAGGCTTTACAATCAAACATTCCGTTGATGATATTGGTTTACATCTTGCCAGTTGTAGAGATAGTATTTTTGAGAACCTGCATATTATTGGACCGTGGAATATTGGACAACAAATTAAAACCACTAATCCAATTGGTATATCTGTAGGAGTTGGCATTGTTTTTGATTCATTAAGCCCTGCAGTAAGATCAACAAATAATAAATTTAACAATTGTAAAATTAGTGGATGGTCTTATGGAATATCAGCAAATCAAGAAGTAAACAATAATATAATTGAAAATACCACTTTTCAAACATTAGGGCAAGGTGTGGATTTTGGGTCATGGGTTGTTAACAATGAACATCCAAAAAATAATATTATTAAATACTCTAAGTTCCAAGATATCCAATATGAAGCTATTAAAATAATCCAAGGCAGCTTTAACAGCAGCCAATATAATTATTTCCGTGATGTAGGTAACGACGGAGGATCAGAATTTCAGGCTTTAAGAAGCATTATTAAATTTGAGTCTATTTCAAATCAGACTTTAGGCGATTATTTTTATAGAACTGATATGCTTTCACAAGAAAATTTCCGTGTATCAAGTCGTCCTTATGTGCCAGAGGTCAGTGGAGCCACACACCATATTGACAATGCCCTTAGACGAATAACCATCATTCCTGCCACAGAAGAAAGAGATATTTTAAAATTACCTGGAGGTCAGGATCAAGCTTATATAATTAAATACTATCTCTTTAATGCACTGGATAGTTTTCATAGAGTAGGAACTATAACCATTTTATGTGATACCACCGGCGGACTAGTGGCTAATCTTACCGATGAATACGAACACATTGGCACAGGAAATTTCAACGAAGGTGATGCTTATATATCACGAGATATAACATTCTATAGTGAGTTTGTTAATGATGGTAGCGAAGAAGCTCCTGTTTATAGTGTTTATTTAAAATCAAAAACTGGTAATCAGGTTCAAAATGCAAGTGAATTTCGATATACAATAGAAACTCGTCGTTTTACATATTAATGTTCACCGAAAAAACATTCGAAGAGAGAATGGCTTCTTGGAGCCTTTATAGAAACTCTCTTGAGCTAGTTGAAAATCCTAGTGAGTTAGCTTTTAAAGATTTTTCTAAAATAACACTGCATACTTTACAATTTGATCCTTGGAACGAAAACACCTGGCCAGATCCTTGGACATTAATAGATAAAAATAAATATTGTGCTTTTAGTCAAATCTTGTTTTTGTGCTATACCCTGCAGCTAATTAAACAATATACACAAAAAAAATTCTCTATTGTAATATATCAAAATCATGATACACACTCTATTGAATTTGCTTTCATGATCGACACTATTTATTATTTTGATCCAACAAAAAATACAAACAATCGAACAATATTAAATATAAAAAACATACCACCAGTACACTGAGGAAAAAATGAAAACAGAGATACAAATTGTCAAAAGAAAAGGATACAAAGAAAATTTAAACATTGATAAGATACATAAAGTTGTTGAGTTTGCGTGTGAAGGATTAGCTGGTGTAAGCAGCAGTCAAATAGAAATGAACGCTAATCTACAGTTTTATGATGGTATGACAACAAAAGAAATACAAGAAATCCTTGTACGTAGTGCAGACGATTTGATATCACTTGATCATCCAAATTACCAATATGCAGCAGCAAGACTACTTCTTTACGGTATGTACAAAGAATTGTTTGGATCGTATGATGTTATTCCTTTGTATGACATTGTAAAAAATAATGTAGAAAGAGGTGTGTATGACAAGGATATCTTAGTTTATTACACAGAGGAAGAATTCGTCAAATTAAATTCGTATATTAATCATAAAAGGGATGAAAATTTTACCTACGCAGGACTACGACAAATTGCTGACAAATATCTCTGTCAAGACCGGTCAACAGGTATTATCTTTGAATCTCCACAATACATGTACATGCTAATTGCTGCGACACTTTTTGCAAAATATCCGCCCGAGACTCGCATGCACTATATAAAACGTTATTATGATGCGTTGTCATTATTTAAAATCAACATTCCTACTCCGGTAATGGCCGGTGTTAGGACACCAGTTCGACAATTTGCAAGTTGTGTGCTAGTTGATAGTGACGATACGCTCGACAGTATTTTTTCTAGTGATATGGCAATTGGAAAATATATTGCACAGAGAGCAGGCATTGGCATTAACGCTGGTAGGATTCGTGGCGTTAACAGCAAGATTAGAGGTGGCGAAGTTGCACATACTGGCGTAGTGCCTTTTCTAAAAAAGTTTGAAGCTACTGTAAGATGTTGTACACAAAATGGTGTGCGTGGAGGTAGTGCAACGGTACATTTTCCTTTATGGCATCAAGAAATCGAAGACATTTTAGTCTTAAAAAATAATAAGGGCACAGAAGATAACAGGGTTAGAAAATTAGATTATTCTATCCAGCTCAACAAAACAATGTATGAAAGACTATTAGCTGGAGAACATATTACATTATTTTCTCCACACGATGTTCCAGATCTTTATGATGCATATTTTAGTGATACAGAACAGTTTAAAGAACTTTACGAAAAGTACGAGAGGGCAACCAGCATTAAAAAGAAAAAGATCGATGCGATGGATCTGTTTAGTGCTCTGATTAAAGAAAGAGCAGAAACTGGTAGAATTTATATCATGAATGTAGATCACTGTAACACCCACAGCAGTTTTACCGACACTGTCTACATGTCAAATCTATGCCAAGAGATTACACTACCTACTAAACCACTGCAGCATATTGATGATTGTGATGGAGAAATAGCATTGTGTATACTGAGTGCAATAAACGTTGGCATAATTAAAGATCTTGGCGATTTAGAAGAACTGTGCGATTTAGCTGTAAGAGGCTTAGAAGAAATTATTGATTATCAAAAATATCCTGTAAAAGCAGCAGAAATTGGAACAAAGGCACGTCGGTCATTAGGTATAGGTTATATTGGACTTGCACATTATCTAGCAAAAAATAAAATGAGTTATAGTGATCCAAATGCTGCTGTCCTAGTGCATGATTTAACTGAGGCATTCCAATACTATCTTTTAAAGGCAAGTAATAGGATTGCACAGGAAAAAGGTGTGTGTGATGGTTACAAGAAAACAAAATATGCAAAAGGCCTATTACCAATTGATACTTACAAGAATGATGTAGATACTATTGTTCCAAATCAACTAAAAATGGACTGGGACGATTTACGCAAACAAATAGAAATCTGGGGATTACGACATAGCACATTATCAGCACAGATGCCAAGCGAAAGCAGCTCGGTAGTGTCTAACGCAACAAATGGTATCGAACCTCCAAGAGGATTCTTATCAGTTAAGAAAAGTAAAAAAGGACCATTAAAACAAATAGTTCCGCAATACCAAAGTTTAAAAGCTTATTACACACTACTGTGGGATATGCCAGACAACCAAGGTTATATAAATATCGTAGCAGTGATGCAAAAATTCTTTGATCAGGCAATCAGTGGTAATTGGAGTTACAATCCTACACATTATCCTAATAACGAAGTACCAATGAGCGTTATGATCAAAGATTTAATTACAACCTACAAGCTCGGATGGAAAACAAGTTATTATCAGAATACATATGATTTTAAAATTGATCCAAATGATGTTGAAGAGAAAGAAGAAGAACAACTAATTACTCCAAAGTTAGAAATACCTGATGAGGAGTGTGAGGCATGTGCAATTTGAAAGGAAAAAAATGAAAACTGTTTTTAATAGAGATAAGATCGATTTTAGTAAACAACATATGTTTTTTGGTGCTGACCAAAATGTGCAGAGATATGATACTTTTAAATTTCCGCAGTTTGATAAATTAAATCAGACGATGTTAGGTTATTTTTGGCGTCCTGAAGAAGTAAGTTTACAAAAAGATCGTGCAGATTATCAAAATTTCCGACCAGAACAAAAACATATTTTTACTGCAAATCTAAAATATCAAACCCTACTTGATAGTGTACAGGGTAGAGGTCCTTGCCTAGCTTTCCTTCCATATGTATCACTGCCAGAATTAGAAGGATGTATTGTTACATGGGATTTCTTTGAAACGATCCACAGTCGATCTTACACTCATATTATGAAAAATGTATATGCAAATCCAGAGGAAGTATTTGATACAATACTAGACGACGAAATGATTATTAACCGTGCAAATAGTGTAACAAAATACTACGATGAATTTATGAAACTTGCACAACAATATACACACGATAAGTCGATTGACAAAAAAATCCTAAATAAAAAACTTTTCCTTGCAATGATGACTGTAAATATCCTTGAGGGCCTAAGATTTTATGTTTCATTTGCATGTACGTTCGGTTTTGGTGAATTAAAATTAATGGAAGGATCTGCGAAAATTATATCGTTAATTGCACGTGACGAAGCACAGCATTTAGCAATTAGCACACATATACTAAAACTATGGATGCAAGGCAAAGACGATCCTGCTATGCAACAGGCAGCAAAAGAATGCGAAGAAGACGTATATGATATCTGGCGAGAGTGTGTAGGCGAAGAAAAAGCATGGGCGGAGTATTTATTTAGGGATGGATCGATGATTGGACTAAATAAAACGCTGTTAGATCAATATGTAGAATATATTGCTAACAGACGGTTGAAAGCACTTGGATATGAAACAATATTTGAGCAACCTGTAAACACTAATCCTCTGCCATGGACAACACATTGGTTAAGCAGTTCAGGTTTACAAGTTGCTCCCCAAGAAACAGAAGTAGAGTCGTATATAATTGGCGGTATTAAACAAGATGTTAACAAAGACGTATTAAAAGGATTTTCATTATGATAGAAATTTTTGGAAAAAGTTCTTGTCCTAAGTGTCACCAAGCAAAAGTTTTCTGTGAAACTAGGAATCTAGATTACGAGTATAAGCAACTAGACAAAGATTTTACAAGAGAACAAATCTTTGAATGGTTTCCAGGCGCAAAGACTTTTCCACAAATTACCATTGACGGTAAAAGTGTAGGTGGGTGTGATCAAATGATTACATACGTAGAAACTATGAATTATCAAAACATTATGCACAAAGGATAAAATGTTAATAGAAGCACCTTATACAACAGGTGATGTAATATCGGTTAGACTTTCGTCAGGAGAAGAAATAGTAGGAAAACTACTAGCAGACGACACAAATACAATGAAATTAAAACAGCCACTTGCGGCAATGATGTCAGAAAAAGGATTAGCAATGATACCTTTTATGCTGACCGTTGATCCAGAAAAGGATTTAACCGTAAGTAAAAACCAAATAGTAATTACTGCAAAAAGTCACAAAGAAGTTGCAGATCATTACTTACAATCAACAACAGGAATAAGTTTAGGAGTATAAAATGACTTTACATGAACAAATAGTACATGCATATACAATGTATATGGCAGAAACAGCTACATTTGATGACAAAGGCGTAAAAGCAGCCGCAGCAAGGGCAAGGAAAGCTCTTGGTGACTTAGGAAAACTAACAAAAGATCGCCGAAAAGAAATCCAAGACAAAAAGAATGCGATGTAACATATGCCAGCAATAGCTAGAGTAGGAGATTCAGTACTACCAGGTTGTGGTCATGTAAGCACTATTGTGTCCGGTTCTGGAACAACCTTTGCAGATGGTATACCTGTTGCTAGGATAGGTGATTCAGTTACAGGACCTTATGTCGCTACAATAACGTCAGGATCAGGAACAACAAATGCAGACGGAATTCCTGTTGCTAGGATAGGCGACAGCACATTTGGAACTTGTCCGCTTGATCATTCGGGTGCTAAAGGTATACAACCCTTTGTAGGTAGTGGTGTAATCATATCAGGATCAGGAACCTCATTTGCAGATTAAAGGAAAAAAATGGCGCAAATTAAAGTACAAAAAAGAACAAGATTTCGTAAAAGGACTAGTATAGGAAACAGTGGCTATAGCCGTCCCAAGAATAAAGGAATTCGAAGGGCATGGAAAAGATATCGTGGACAAGGCAAATAAATACTTGACAAGGAGAAAATTATGTGTAATAATCCAAACTGTAACTGCGATCCGTGCAACTGCAAAGACTGTAAACCTAATTGCAAAGAGTGCGGTTGCTAACGTAGGAGATTAAGATGCGTGACGGTAAAAACTTGGCTATTTGGTTATTGTGTATGGCTATTATATACATATTAATTTGGTCAGCAGAAATTGCTTTACACGTACCTGATCTAAACTAATAACGATGACGCTGAACAAAAGCTGACCTTGGACGCCGGTTCGATTCCGGCCACCTCCACCACATACTTTCAACATACGGGGGTGTTCAGGCATTCGACAAGCAGTAAGTAGAGATGCTGAGTTATCCGGAGCAAGCTCGGTTAATGCAAGAAACCTTTATAAGTGCAAACGAAAATTTTGTACCTGGAGCATTTACTTCATTAGACATGTCAATGGCTAGTGAAGGTGAATTACTCGCAGCCTAATACGTTGTGAACTCCGCGGCATAGTCCACCGGGCAACAGAACGGACTATCCCTCCTGCTTTTTTGCTAAATACAAAAAGTTAGAAATTTAAGGAACAATAATGAAGCTAATCAAAACTATTTTTTCGTCTATTTTTTTGTTATTTTTGATACAGTTTCCTGTCCAAGCAGAATTACATACTGATACATACCTTGGTAATGGCAGGACTTTTGTAAACATTGATAGACATATTGTAAGAGGTGGTAAAAAATATCCACTGTTTTATACTTCAAAAGAAGATGTATATGCCTTTTCTTTTGATTATGTAGTTGCTGAAATGAAAAATATGGAAGTTGCGGAAACTATTGCAAAAAAATATGGCGTGGAAGTTACAATGTATCATGATCTAGATATTGCTCTTTTCATTGCAGATACACCTATGGCAGTAATGGACTTGTATAAACAATTACAAACAGAATCAATGATTGAGTATTTAGAATTAGCTTTATTTGAAGCACATCCAGATATGAAAAAATTTGTGGTACAAATTCCAGGATTAGAAACACCAATTGGAAATCCTATGTTATGGTTCACAAAATGGTAAGCAAGGGATAAAAAAATGCTAGCAAATGAAATTTTATTTGAAGAAAAAAAGATGTCACTTAAAGACGTTGGAGAATGGTTTCAAAACTATGATCACGGTGGCATGTTTAAACGTGGACGAAAAGGTTTAATTAAATCTCAAGTCAAAGCTGTTCAACAGTTTTTAAATGATAACGGATATAAGGCGGGTAAAGTAGATGGTTGGTATGGAAAAAACACCGCCAATGCTGTAAGAAAATTTCAAAAGAAAGAAGGTTTAAAACCAGATGGCGATGTTGGACGTAATACGCTGAAGGCTATGATTAATTTTGGAAGCGATGAATTAGACCCAACACCTGCTTCAGCAGAATTAAGTGGTGGTGATAATGACAAATTTCAAAAAAGAGAATACGACCCAGTTGATTATGGCAATATTACAGCATATATGGCAAACGCATTTGCCAAATGGTATAAGGGAGAGGATCCTAGATCGGCATTCCAAGTGCGGCCAGATATGCCTAAATCACTGAAAGTTGCTTTACAATCAACCATTGACTCACAACAAATGGATACGCATCAAAAATACAACGTAGGTAAACAAACTATCTATGCTGATCACAAAACTGTTGACAAGTATCTATACCATGCGAAAAGATACGCAAATGATCCTCCTAGATGGGTGCAAACCATTGCTCAAGCATTGAAGGACGCTGTTGACTACAGTAGACTTGATCCGAAGAAATCTGCAGAAGTAAGAGATGCACTTAATAATATGACATCTACCGATAGCAAGACTGCTCAACAAGCTCAGCCAAGCCAATCTGATTTATTAGCTAATGATGTAGAAAAAGCTAAAAAAGAAATAATGGATATGGAAAATAGCAGAAAAAGAGTAGGACTTAAACGAACAGATAAAATGTCTGCTTATCTGTCCACGTTTATGCATAGTAAGGATAACGAAGAAAAATTTCAAGCTTATCTGAACTATAAAAAAGCATCAGAAGAAATGATAAAGCAACAACAATTCGGAAGGTAAAATGCTAAGAAAAATTTTATTTGCACTAGGCGGAATGTTATTGCTTTCCGCTTTTACCAATCCCCAGTCTCTTGGTAGTCCAAATCTAAATGATTTATCTACTAAATCACTCAGTGACCTACTTCCAGCTGAAATTTATACTATCACTGAACCTGAACTAGATTGCCTTGCAAAAAACATTTATCACGAGGCACGCAATGATATGATGGCAGGACAATTTGCAGTGGCAGATGTGGTTTTAAATCGAGTACATGACAAGCGATACCCAAATGATATCTGTTCAGTTATATACGAAGGCCCTGTTTACGAATCATGGAAGACTAAACAAACACCAGATCCAAACGATGGTGTATTTCATCCTGTAAAAAATAAATGCCAATTTAGTTGGTATTGTGATGGCAAACCAGATGAGATAGACGATCAACGATCTTGGAAACAGGCCCAAGCAGTTGCATATATGTTATTGAGCAGGAATGTCATGCGTGGCATCAGCGAAGGTAGCACCCATTATCATGCTACATATGTATCCCCAAAATGGGCCCCTACACTATA